GCACTTGCAAGAGATGAATCGTCAATTAAAGAATATACAACACTACTACTAACAGCAACATTACTACCGGTAGCATTCGTGTCTAATGAAGCAGACATAAATCGTAACGGTAATTCAAAATTACCAGCATCTAATCGTTCTTTCAATCTATTACGTTTAAAATTAACCGCATAAAAATAATCAGTACTTCCAGAGCCGGCAGTAGTAAATCTACTATCATTTGGATTTAATAATAATTGTCGGTATTGAGAATATATTGCTTTAGATGGAGAGTCATTAAGTTGCCCTTGTGAATCCGAACCACTTCCTAATGCATGACCGAATGCCAATGAAAATTGAACTGCTGAATCTGTTAAACTAGGTGCGCCATCATATGTGTCTATATAATATCTACGTTGTGATGTAGTTTCAATTGAACTGGTAAAATATGTAGTTAAACTTGCGGTATTACCACTCCATAACCCAGCAGTAACAGTTTCAGTTTGATTGTCTACAATATCATTAACAGTATCGAATTTTGTAAACGTTCTACCATTCCTTGCAATAATTTGTGCTTGTTGTTGTTCAGCAATAATTTCATTAGCTAATTGTTGAGCCAATTGTTGTACTTGCTGATTAATTGCATCTGCCCCGACGGTATTTTGAGGAATACTTGTTCGATCAGGCTGACGTTCACTTCGCGGAGGAACCCCACCTAGTCGTTGTTGTTTTTTTAATTGTATAATTGTTTTCATATTCATCTTTTTATGATGCCGATAAAGCATTCACGGCAGTTATCCTATTCACAGTTAAATTTATAGTAATACTACCACCAGTTTCATTTCCAATAACAGTTATAGTAGCAGTTTTATCAGTATTTAATAAATCTTTTGCTACAACTCTAATTGAGAATCCTGCGACTGCAACACTTTGAGCATCTTCATTATCTCCAATAAATCTAGGAGTCGTAGGTAGTACTGAATTTTGCAACGCTTGATCTATCTGTAAAGTTGCTGCGGTAGAATCGGATAATATAAATGTATATCCTAAATTAGAATTACCACCTTTTATATTTGTTGTATCAGGAGAAATAACAGAGCTTTGTCCTCCGGTTAATATAATAGATGTATTACCTACACTAACAACCGGTAAATTAGTAGTTTGTTTTGGTAGTGTTACTAATTTATATTTTAATGCTTGTGTTTCATCAGGTATTGCTTCTGTTATAGGCATATTTTCTATAATAGTACCATAATAGTTTGTACCCAATGGATGATCTGGATTCCATAATGAATAATCTATTTCATCATCTCCTACTGCAAATTGTGTAATATTAAATGAATTACCACCCTTTGCTAATAATTCTCGTCCTTTAAGAGTTAATATCGCATCAACCGTTACCGTTGAATTATTTAAATATCCCATATTGTTTTACCTTAATTTTATATAAATATAACTAATGTTATTTTCTGGTGTTTTATACTAACACAAAACTGCCTTGTTCGCCATTATCTTGATATATCAATTGATTTGGATTAGCTGAGCGATATTCTACCGGTGCACCACCATCAACAGTTTGTCTTGATGCTATATTAAAATCTGCACTCGTTAACTTAGATCCATCGTATTTTTGTCGAAATATTCCCGTTGGTAAATAATCTTGCGTTTGAGCAAATGCTAACGATCCAGTTATATCATACGATCCAGCCCCATATGCATATCCACCATAATCTCCAGGCGGTACCAATGTAACCATTTTAAATTCAGATAAACTTGCTGATATAATTACAGGCAAGTCTCCTTCACTTCTCCAATATGGAGTAGATGATGTTATATAAGTACTACCAGATCTAATTAAATTTTCATATATATAGGTCGTTCCACCGTATTTTGACGCAACCGATGAAGTTAAATATCCTTGCCATTGATCGTCATCATTTGCAGATAAAGTTAAAATTTTGCCATCGACACTGCCAGTATATTGTAAATAATTAGCAGATGCGGTAGGATCCATATTAGCAATAGTAACTGAATATGCATCATTAAATTTTTGAATGGTAGGTAATATTGTATCTTTATTACGTTCAAGTATATTTGGTTGAATTAATATACCAGTTAATTTATCAACACGAGCAGGTAATAACTGGTCTAATTGTTTAAAGAATGATAAATCAAATAATGTAAACATATTAATATATGCATTAATGTCATTTTTATCTGCATATTTTTTCCAATATTCTTCTGCTTGTTGTATTAATTCTGGATATGCATTTTTATTTACACTGCCAGGATCTCCTATATATTCATCTAGACTCGTAAATCCTAATTGAGCAATAATATCTTCATCAACCATTGTTTGTGGAGAAAAATATACTCCTAGTTTTTTACTATCTAATGGAGCTTTATCAAATTGACTACGCTCTGCTCTAGTTTTAACGTCTAAACTTCCTATTAAATCATTATCTTCCAAACGAATTTTATTATCATCAAATGTTCCAGCACCTAATGATATACCGTCATAATAATATGTTTCTTCAATTGAATCATATGGAGTATTATTAGTCCAACTAGCAAATGATGCAGATATACCAGATGCATTTGGCTCTACCCCAATTAAACTACTTGTAGTTGCATGATCAATTTTTTGTGTTAATGGTAATCGAAATACCAATTCATCATATGCATTTATATTACCATCATATGCAGCCGGGGCAGTTACATGATTATTAAATGCCGAATCTCCAAGACTAGAACTCCAAAATCTTAATTCTTGTAATTGTCCTTGTAATCTGCTTCCGCCAGTAGTGCCACCTAATGTTAATGTACTTTCAAAATCAAAAGAAGCAGTCGCTGAGGATGATACCGCTGCTACAATTTTTCCATATTTAGATTTTTTAGTAACAGCTTCTAATTTATCGCCATTTGTGCGTAACATGGTAGTTAAATATCCACCATCGAATAATTCAATATTTGCACTACTAGTACCATTAATTTGAACCGTACCTAATGTGCCACTTGTATAATCTAATGTTACCGTATTACTACCAATTGTAAATAAATTCATTGTGCTTGGTAATGTTGGAGTCTTTATTACATCATCTGTACGGAAACGTAATTGTACAGTATCAATTGATTGTGAATAATTTACAGTAACAGTTCCTGCTGTATTTGTAATTAAATCTAATGCATAATCGAAATTTAATTTTTCATATATAGGAGCTCTGTCTAATCTAGGTCCACCATATTCATTAATTGTAATAAATGACTCAGGTATGCCATAACAAGATAATAATGCTCTTATACTTCGCTTAGTTCCCTTAGACTTTAATAATAATGGTAAATTATTTACAATACGACGCCATACAGTATATGTCATATTCTGACCTGGGACGGATGGATCTCCAACAGAGTTTGATCCAGTTAACGGAGTACCGGTTTCACTTACACCTAAAGCATATTCCCATAATTCTTGATATTGATTGCCATCTGTTAAATTCCAACCAAATTGCTTTGCTACAGAATATAATAATTCATTAGGCATTCCTAATTTAGGATTTTCTTCCCGATTATTAATTCGAGTCATATTATTAATATATGTATATAACACATCATAATGTTGTGCTAACATATAAACAAATGTACTAACTTGTGAATATCCTGGGTTTAATTTTATATGTTCCGGGACAGCATATATCAATGCATTATTATTTAAATTATCATATAATGATGCACTTTCATAAATTATATTATACCAAGATGTAAATTGACTACTAGTAATAGACGTTAACGCATATGGAATTGTATTATTTAATTTTGGTACTGGTTGTATATAACTGCCGGTTACTTGTGGTACGGTTGCATCAATTACTGGAATTTCATGTGTAGTTAATTTAGACGATGATTCATAGTAAAGATAATGTTCAAATTTATCAAATCCACCGATTAGATTAGTTTTGAGTGTATTAAAATCAGACTGATTTGTAGTAGCAACACTACCTGATATACCAGATATTACAATGCTTTGTGATGTATAATATTCAATTAATTCTAGTTTATATTTAAAATTTTCTAATCGTTCAACTGCCGAACTATAAAATACAAAATTATTAAAATCAGAATAATCAATATTTAATGACATTCCAGATAAACTACCTGAAAAATAATGATCGACTACTTGTTGTGATGTTTGTATTGATGATCCTAATAGGTCCGTCCAATTTTTAAGTCCAGTTTCTGCAGAAGTATCATATGAATAATTTGCTTGCCAATTTGGATTTGACAATGCAGTAAATGTTTTTTTAACTTGAGATGCTAATATATTAATTCGATCGATATATGCATCTTTCTGCTCTTCTACAATCCAACATTTAAAATCAGTATCAAATTGTTCTGGTAATGCATCTTGCAGTTTAACATAAACATATTCGCCAATAACAACACTATTAACAAAATGAACACATTGATTTCTACTAAAATTTAATAGATATGATTTATATATACCTTTATCTGATGTTTGATTAACAGATTGAATATAATTTGTAATTTGAGTTAAAAATTCAGGATTTGTATCGTCAATCGCTCTTAATCGTATTTCTTTCCTATCTGGCGAAATTTCATCTATACGTAAATGTTGTTGTTCAAAACTACCAATTAAATTCTTAAAGAAATTTAAAACAATACGAAAATTACCAGATGTAATATTTAATTTTTCAAATTCATTATAAATATCAAATCCAATTGCCGTATTAACATTGATACTCTGATTGGTTATAGAATCTTTAAATTCTGGGATTTGATTTTGAAATGAAATTTTATGATTTCCAGAAATCCATGTATCATTTGAATAAACATGAAATTCAATTCTATTATCTACAGTGCCGGTTAAAATATCAGTATTGGGAATTACTGTTTGATTTGCAATATATGAAAATAAATCAGATTTAGATTTTACAAATCTATTTGCTGCCACTGATTTTGCAGCGGTATTAATTCGGTCGATATTTTTATATTGTGTTAACATTATTCAATTTCCTGATTCCACAAATCTACATTTTTTGCAGCATCGGTAATTACCCAATAACTTTGTCCGCCATTGATACTATGATTTGCATCAATTGGTTTAGACTGAGCACCAATTTGAAACTCAGTGCCAATTTCAAATTGTGAATTTAAGATAACTATATCTAATTCAGCGTTACGAACTGCATATTGGTTTAAACTTTCTTGATCTGGGAATTTTCTAAATTGCGGTTGTGGCGTAAGGTCGGGGCCTGACTTTATAATAGAAAATCCAGCAAATTGTTCTGGCAAATCAGAATCGACTCTATAATTAATTTTTATTCTAAATCTTAAATCAATTCCGGAGTTTTTAATTTCTTTAGATATAGTATAACTACTAGGTGAAATCTGTGGTAATCCTTCTACTACTTCACTAAAATCGACCGGGTCATATGATGTAGCATTAAATGGTATTTCTCCTTCGCCATATCCATATGGTGGTTTGTATCTTGCATACGATGCATCGGTACCGAATTCAACATCTAAATCTAAATCAATAGGAGATTGTATAACTCGAACTGGAAATTTAAAATAATTAAACTGTGTGTCAATAACTTTTATTACCGATCGATTAATTAATTGTTTTACAACGGGTTGTATTATTAATAATGGATTTGATTCATTTTCTATTAACACTACATTGCCTGCACTGTCTCTATTCACTACGGAATTATTATTTGACAAATAAGTAATACCTAGTTCTTGATACTTTGATTGTAACTCTAAATCAATTGGATCTAATAATTTTTGTTTATCGATTGCCATTATCTAACTACTTTAAAATAAATTTGGTCGTCAATATACTCTTCGGTAAATCCATCTATTACTTTTAATTCAATGCGGTAATATCGTTCCGGCATAAAACTATTCATATCTACATAGATAAAATTACTAGTAGTATCACAACTTACTTTATTATAAATATTATCAAACGGAATAATGTACTCATCTGTAGCGGCATCTCGTATTGCGTAATATGTAGTCGACGGTAAATGTTTAACTGTTTGGGTAGGAAATAAATTTGTCGGTGACTTTTGTGGATATTTATCGCGAGCATATATCCTAACTTTAGTTATCTCAGTATCTTTATACGTTGGTTTTGTCTTGCTATAAGTTAAATATGACTCAAGATCCACAGACGACATTGATCCTGTTGTAAAAGTGCTGTTATCCCAGTACATCGTTAATCTAGGAACATATATAGTATGTGTTTCTCGACTAAAAAATCTAATGATCCCGGTTTTAGTAACATCGGCTTCATCGGTATCGGAAAACTTAATTAAGAATCCATTATTTTCGACATCAACCCCGCCACTACCAGATATCCATGTTTTTACAGCACCAGTAACATCCATGTTAATATCAGTTGGTCTATATGAGAATGCTTCTGATTCATTTAAACCTGGTTGATAAAAATATACTGAGTCAAATGATGATGTGTTAAAATATCCACTTCCAGACTGCCACAACCAACTACCACCAGCTCCACTTCCAGATATATATAAACTCGGAGCTCCGGTATTGATTACTTGACTACTAGATATCCACGATGATCCAGAAACCGTCGCAGATCCTGATGGTGAAAATGACCATGAGTCAAATGGAGTAGCCCACGATATACCATCCGTAGTAGCAGCACTATCATTTTCAAACCCAGTTCCATTAATCCATGGTTGTGCCATTATTTTAGAATCCAAGGTATAATCTGCCGGTAAATTTTTTGCGTGGGTAGTAAATAATTGAAGTACAAATTTACATGAATTTAATTCTGCAGAATATTTTGCAAGTGTGTTTTGAATTTCAGACATATCAAATTTTACAACAAATCTAGACTTAACTAATGTTTCACCATCAGTGTCTAATTGCTTACCAACTTCGAGTATTTCGTCTAATCCAGTATTATAATTTATAAGACTAGTTGCCTCATACATCGTTGCATCACTATTTGCATAAAATATTCTAAACATAATTAACTTCCTGATCCGGTGCTAATCATCAAATAACTACCACTTCTCCAAAGTTGTCCTTGTGTTCCTGGATTTGCAATAGGTAATGACGCGGTATAAATAAATGCTGTTCCTTGTGAAATAAAATTAGAAGTAACAGATACATATTTTATAGACGCAGATTCAGCTGTAATACTAGATCCACTCATATATGAAGATGAAATTGCATTAACAACATATGATGCAGTGGCTGCTGTGGTTACATATGATGCACTTTGTGCATTCATTACATAACTAGCAGTATCAGCAGTACCAGTTAAATTTGCAGTTAAACTTCCACTAACACCTAATGATCCTGATAACACAATATCTTCAACGGCATTAGCAGTTAATACATCATATACATCTGAAACGTAACTTGCTGAGATAAGTCCACCGGCAACAATACTTGTGCGATTATTTCGTATTACGCCCATTTTATAGTTCCTTTATTATAAATATGAATAGGTTAAGAACTTACTACTCTACCGCGGATGTCTTGATTAGGAAATTTTACTTCGAATATACTAGGATCCAATGAAGGATAAATTACTCCATTTCTAGTTGCAGACGCTAAATCATATGTATTTCCTGAATATCCTTGTGCCGAGTCATATTTATTTTCGAAATTAACATTAACTACTGACAATACGCCTGGTATATTTCCGATTAAATTTTGTACGGCTGATTTAACTATCGGTTGATTTATTTGCCAACTGTCGATATTAAAATAATTTTTAATTGAACTAATACATTGTAATAATACTTCATTACTATTATAATTTGATAATACTGAAATTTCGAATCGTAATGCCATATTAATTATAAATGCATCTTTAATATTAATAGCATCAGTCATCATTCGATAATATCCTAAATATGTTTTTAGATTGGTTTTAATTGCATCATTTAATGCAACCAATTGTTTCGATGAATTGAATCCTAAAACATACATATTCATTGCTAATGGATTAGCTACTCTTGTTTCAATTAAATCCTGTTGAGATATTTGATCATCTGGTACAATATATGCTTTTGCAATACTACCAAATTTTGCTGGCATAGAATATGTTCTAATTATATAGTCTTCCCTCGTTACCAAACGATTTTGAGTTGCAAAATTAGCTAATGCATTATTTTTTATGTCTTGTAGCGAGTCAAAAGATTTAGCACCAGCTGCTGGATTAATATTAGTAACACTAACCGAATTTTTGACAAAATTAACAACCCCGGCACTATTAATAGAATTTACATTGTCATTATATTCTATAAAATCTATTTTAGTGAGAACATTAGATGTAACATTATCCTGTATACCATTACCAATCGTATACGTTACTGTTAATGTAGTATTAGACGGAGCTTGGCCATACGTTCTAGTATATAAAAAATTTGATGGGTCTATATCTACATCGATGCTACGTCTAAACCCGGCTAACCCATTTCCTACATTATCTGGATTTGGTACAATTTCTTCGTCATTATTATCGGAAGTTCCTGAGCCAAATTGTAATTCTAATTTACGATCCGATCTGAATCTAGTAATAAATCGTTTTGATGTTTTTCTTAATTTTAATAAACTAGGCGAACTAGACCGATATTGTACAAATTCTGGATCATTTTCTAATAGATTTGGTACAGTTTCAAAAATTGTATCTTGGGCTAAATATGGTACCTCATACCACGCGTCTCCATCAGATTCAGTTACTGATATAATATTAATTATATTCGAATCAGTAAGTGCTATTTTATCATATGCAATTGGTTGATTAAATGTAAATTTTTTTGTTTTTACATCCCCAGATACTGATTTAATTTTTTTCTTTAATAAATAATATGTAGGTAAATTAGTAGACACATCCGTTTCATATATGGTAACTTCGGTTGTATCTATAGAAGAAGAAAAATTAAAATTAATATCAGTTAATGTTCTAAAAATCGAGTTTCCAGTTTCTTGCTTCACACGCATACCCGATTTAATAGATAATGCATAATCATAATCGGGACGTATATCATCGCCAGTACCTATAGATGGTACCAATTGGTATACGTCTAAATCTACGTATGCTGGAACTGAATTTTTAGCTGTATATCCTAATGTTTTTGCTAAATCAAAAATATTACCACTTTCGGAAGCCTGTTCTAATAATGATTCTTTTAAATTATTATCCGCATAATACGATAAAACATCCCCAACATATGCTGCCATTTCTATAAATAACATACCGGGAGATGATTCATTAAAATCAGTATATGAATCAGGAAAATATTGTTTACTAAAATCTATTAGATTTTTTCTAATTTGTTGAAAGTCTTTTCCTAAATACGATATATCTTTAACTTGTTTCATTATTCTATTTCCAATTGTCCGGTTTCAGTAACATTAAATGTTATTGTTTTTGTTTCAAAATCATTGATTGATATTGTAAGTGTCAGTTTTACATGATGTGGTAATGTTGGATCGTCTTCCGCGGTTACAATATTAAGAGTATCAATATTAATATATGGCAACCAATATGATACTGCATCTGTAATAATAGTTTCAATATCTTCTTTTAATTCGGATACATTTGGTTCAAATAATACATCTAATAAGTCACAACCAAATGTTACGTGTAGTAATCGTTCGCCTTT